AATTAGTGTAGGACAGAAGAAAAGTGGCACAGGTAACAACAATGGTCCTAAAATAATAGATAATAGTAAAAACAAAGTAGGTATCAAATGAAAAGACTATTACCTTTTATATTTCTTGTATCCGCACCAGCTTATGCGGACATGAATCATAGTATAAGTTCATCTGTAAAATTTGAATCTCTGTCAGCAGCAAGTACGGCTGATAAGATCGGATCTAGTTACAGTATCTCAGGTAATAATGTAACAACTGTAGATTCAAACTCAGCAGCTACTATCGGTGGTTTTGGTTCTGCAACTAATGGAGTTCCTAGCATTTCATTCCCTTCTGCAACCCAAGCAACCAGTGGTGAAGCGTTTTCATTTGCTCAATCCTATGTTGAAGGAGATGCTACACCAGGTAGTGCGGTTACAGTTGGTACTGTTCCCAACTTTAGTGACTTAACCTCTACAAGTGCAGGAAGTGTAGGAACAGCAGCAGTAGCAATAGATAATCACAATATTACAATGACACCTGGAACTGGAACAGGTATCGTAATTACAGGTCAGTTTGTCGTTGATCTTACTATCGAATGAGGAGGCTTCTTCTTCTTGGCTTTGTTATATCTGCTCCTTGTTACGCTGTGCCAGTTATACCTAATTTTACGCAGGGAAGTTCCACAAGTCGAACAGAAACTTCCACAATTATTACAGAATCTATACGAACAACAGAGTATAATTCTGGGTTTTTGTACTCGGTTACAGGATCAGGAATACAGCATGAAGGATCTTCTATATCTCCAGCAGCTACCTCAGTTAATGAAACTATAAACGGAACTACTTATACATGGCAGGGATTAAATCTAGATCAAAGACCAAACTGGACACAAACAACTCAGGGAGATGCTTTTCAATTTACAGAAGTTTATCAAGCACCTGGTCTAGAATCCGTAACCGATATAACCCGAACTATAGAAAGCACAAGCGTCACAGATACCACAACTATCTTCTCGCAATAACTTTAGTAGGTAATCCAGTATTTGCTAATGTGTCAAACACAAGTGCTCCCGTAGCACAAAGTTCATCTTCAGTATCGAACTTTGCCACTCAGGTACTTGGCGGTCCAATGGTAGAAAATCAATATGGAGGTGGAATAGTTTGTTCTGGACCACAAATGGGTATAAGTCCTTTCGTTACCACAACTTATAATCAAAGACGGCCAATGGATTATATTTACAACACCCCTGTATATGATCCAACAGATGCAGATAATGATGGAGTGCCAGATAACCCAGGAAATATACTTTATTATCAAGAAAACTATAGTGGCAATAAAGATTCTCTAGGACTTAACTTTGGAATAGCACTTACATTTAACATTCCATTAGATAACAGATTTCAAGATTCCTGTTTAGAAGCAGCAAATACGCAGATACAGCTACAAAAACAAGAATTAAATGCAAAAATGCTTAACTATGAAATAGCAAGATTAAAAAATTGCGGAGAATTGATGTTAGCTGGTATATACTTTGATCCTAAAAGTCAGTTTGCAAAATTATGCGAGGGAGTTCGTATTGCTCCAAAACCTAATCAAGTTATACCGCACACTCACGAACTAAAAATAGGTCAGTAGATAAGTTACGGGTATTACACTTATCTACGGATAATTATTCTACCTTATCTTTCTTGGGTTTGCTTAAACGCTTAAAAGCTTGTCGTACCAAGGGTTTTATAAGATTAAGTAATAATGGAGTAGTGGCAGCAACGCTAGCAATGAGAGCAGTGCTAACAAGCTGTGGAGGATTCGGTATGTATTGCTCGATGAATTTAACGTCTTCATACAGAGTTATACATTTACTACCATCTTCGCTTCTTTTATGACCAGATACACGCTCCAGTTTAAACTCTGAAGCATATTGGCCTACTCTTTGATCATTCGGTCCTGGGCACTCAACAAAAAGTGTTTTATCTTCTTTCTTTTTTGGTTCGTATTTTGGAGGTTCTACTGTTGGCGGTACAAATTCTTCTGTCTGATTGGGGGTTTCGGCTTGTGTGTACTTAAATTCGTTGGGGTTATACTCCAAAGGTTCAAAGCTAGGAATACTGAAGTTACCACATTCTGTATATGTTCCATATTCATCTTTAGCGTTATCAATAAGGCTAGTTAGATTGTTTCTATGTACTCTTACACAACCTGGAATATCTACAACAGGTTTATTTATGTAATTTACTACTGGATTATTAAACTTCCATATTGGTATTTCATGTATTTGAATTTCGTTTATTTTAAATCTTGGTACTTCTGTCATTCATTATTTTGCTAAATAAACTTCTACATAAGAATTACATTTAGGACAGGATAAATTAGTCACCATTGAATATTCTTCTGCAAGAACAGGTTGAAAATCTTCATCAATACTATGATCTCCACCCCATATTAATTCAGTTTTACAGTGCCAGCAATTCATTTTTTGGGTAAAGGCATAGATGGACCTGTAACATCAGGCATAACATTATCTAAAACTTTAGGCATAGTACCCTGTATATTTCCAAGAATTTCGTTCATAACTTGAGACTTGAAGTTTTCAGAAGTTACATACCTGTAACCTATTATCCCTGTC